TTGGGGTGTTAATGAAGGTTTCAAACATCTTCAAGAGAAGTTAGATGAATTAATTCCTTTAGAGGGTAGATGTGAGTTTCCTAACTCAAAGAACAAAGCATTAGATAAGTTCAGAAGAGCACAGAACGCTGCCTATGACCTTTTCAATAATGGTCTTGGTAACAAGAGAAGCCTTTTTCAAAACATCTATGGTTGGTCTGTCGGTGTTAGAGATACAAGTTATGCTCAAAAGATGACTTGGAGTCATTGGGAAGATAGGGTTGAAGAAGTTTTAACTCCTATCATTTTAGAAGCTGCAAAAGAACAAGGAGTTCAGTAATGACTATGAAAAATATAATGGGTGAACTAATCGGATATCTGTTTTTGATTGTGTTCGCATTTGGGTGGATAGACACATTGTGGATATTCGGTGTAGAAGATTCTAAACATTATACTTGGTGGTATGTAATCCAACAATTAGGAATGTATTTTAATGCCTAGAGTTTGGGAAACAAATCCTAATATGTTAATACCATATTATTTAATGTTCTCATATCTATATTATGAAAAGAACATTAATTTAATTGATGATACAGAGTTTGACCAAATATGTAAAACTCTTTTAGATAAGTTAGATGGACTTACACATATGCATAAACATCTAGTTAAAAAAGAATCCTTGACAGCAGGAACTGGATATGATATAGTGTATACTAACATGATAAAAGATAGTGCAATGTTACTATCAGAAAAATGGAATAAATAAGAATAGTCGTTTTGAGGGTGCCCCCAGTTTTTGACTTAAAACAAAATTGAAATTGCGAGACTAATTTTTCTAGTGGGTTTTCGTCTTTAAATAAAAACTCCACTACGCATATCCCAACTTCGGTGCGTACTTAATCGCTGAATTAGATTCGGATTAGAAAAGGGTGATACAACTACAAAGGAGAACAATCCAACAAGATTCGGATTGGGAAAGAGGGAACTTCGGTTCTCTCTTTTTTTATTTGTCGCACTAAATAATCACATGGAAAACTTTCAAGGTCAAGATGGATTTGTATGGTTCACTGGAGTTGTTGAGGATAGAAATGACCCAACAAAACTAGGTCGTGTTCGTGTTCGTTGCGTAGGATATCATACAGACAATAAAACAAAAATACCCACTGAGGATTTACCTTGGGCATGGGTTATGCAAAATGTTCATACTCCAGCTATGTCTGGTTGGGGAGATACGCCTGGGTTCATGGTTGAAGGAACTTGGGTTGTTGGTTTCTTTCGTGATGCAGAATCATTACAAGAACCTATTGTTATCGGAACATTGCCTGGTGTTCCAAACCAAGCAGGAAACCCAAACTACGGATTTCATGACCCAAGACGTAGAGATGAAGACCCAGACAAAGAAGGATACAACATTTCAAAGTATCCGCCAACTCCTCTTTCTTCAAGTGACCACGGAATAAACGAGCCTGATACAAATAGACTTGCAAGAAACGAAACTGGTTTTGACCATAAGATGTTGACTACGAAAGCAACTGACCAAGCAAACTATATTAATATTCCAGTTGCAGGCGGAGTTCCTTTTGCAGAACCAGCGTCTGCGTATCAAGCGGAATATCCTTTCAACCATGTGATGGAATCAGAGAGTGGTCATATTAAAGAATATGATGACACAGAAAAGAATGAAAGAATTCATGAGTATCATAGAGCTGGAACTTTCTATGAGATTGATGGTGGTGGAAATAGAACTGTAAAGATTGTAGGTGATGGATATCATGTTGTTGCTGGTTCAGACCATTTGTTTGTTGGTGGTAACTGTAATATCACGGTAGAGTCTAATTGTAATATGTACGTCAAGAAAGATTGGAACATCCAAGTTGATGGAGATATGAATCTTTTAGTACAAGGTAATAAGACTGAACAAGTTATGTGTGGTGGAACTACTGAAGGTTTCTCAAAAGAGATTGTCAAGAATGGTTTCAAAACAACTTCGGTTGACCATACAGTTACAAATATCTTTGGTGAGAAATTTAATGAACATATTAAATCAGATATCACAAAAGACTACACCACAAATGTTATAGAAAGAATTGGTGGAACATACGACTTTGATGTTACTAAAGAAGTAACAATGGACAGTGCATCCACAATTAAAATTAATCAACCAAGTGCAACACAACTTGCAGCCCGTAAAGGTGACACTGCTGATACTGGTGATGACCCACCAGGCATCACTGGAGTTGATGGTTCTAACGTCATTGAAACTGGTTCACCTACTGTTCTTATTGGTGACAATGGTATTGCAGATGAAGTTGTAGAAACAGAATTACTTGAGGTTGACTTAGACCCAGTAGAAACAGTTAGAAGTGCGTATGGTTTGGATAATCTAAATATGGATGCAACACAAGCTCGTGCAATCTCTGATGGTCGTGCAGTAGAAATTGCAAATGGTATTGACCCAGACACGAATGAAGGTATTGAATATGGTGATGGTGGTGGAGGTGGAACTTCGCCTGTAACTGGAGAAGCAGGGCCGATACAAACAGAGTCATCTCTCAATCAAGAAAACTATACTGGTGGTTCAGAATTTGACCCATACACAAAAGAGTTTGGTCATAACTTAGAAGACAGACTTAGATTCTTAGGACATACAGACCCAAGAATAAGTCCACAACTAGGAAGAATACTTGAAGAACTTGCAGAGTCATATGGTTCTACTTTAACAATTACAAGTGCGTATCGTTCACCAGCATATAATAAAAAAGTTGGTGGTGCAAAGAAGAGTGTACATCAAGAAGGACTTGCGTGTGATGTGGTGATGAGTAATACTACAAAAGAACAAAGACTTGACTTTATCAAAAAGGCAGGAGCTGTTGGTATCAAAGGTCTAGGATTATACTTTAGTTCTAGTAGTGGTGCAAACTTTATACATTGTGACTTAGGTAGAACCAGACAGTGGGGGCCTTCTGGTTCTAGGAAATCTCAATATGGTTGGGCAAAACCAACTCTTAAAGCTGCTGGTTGGTTCGTATAAATAAAGATAGAGGTTATCATGGAAATCATATGGACATTATTATTGACTGCGTGTTTTTCTGATACAAATTGTTTATATCAGAATGTACAGTTTTTTGAAAACAAAGAAGAATGTGTTGTTCTGAAAACAGAACTAGAAGTTATGAGAGATGGACATTGGGAAGAAATAGATTATCAGTGTAAACCTTTAGGGAGTCAAGAAGCATAATGGCAGTACAACCAGCATATAGAGATGCAGAGAGAACAAATAATTCTTCTCGTTCAGTGCAAATCTACAAAGATATTAATCTCAACTTTGGTAGACATCCAGTTACTAAACAGATTAATACTTTGACTGATGCAGCCGCTGTAAAAAGAAGTGTGCGTAACTTAGTGCAAATAGGTGAATATGAAAAACCTTTTCACCCAGAGATTGCATCTGGTGTTCGTGATATGTTGTTTGAGAATATGACTCCATTTACTGCACAAGCATTACAAAGACACATAACGGATGTAATAACAAACTTTGAACCCAGAGCACTTCTTACTTCAGTTGAAGTTATTCCAAGGTTTGATAATAATCAATATGAAGTTATAGTAGAATTTTATATTCAAAACGCACCTACAGAACTTATTGATTTATCATTTACACTAGAGAGATTACGATAATGGCAACTACAGAAAAAAGATTAGACGTTACTGATTTAGACTTTGATGATATCAAATCTAATTTAAAAACCTTTATGAGAAATCAATCAGACTTTACTGATTATGACTTTGAAGGTTCTGGTATGAGTGCTTTGTTGGATGTTCTTTCATACAATACACATTACCTTGCAATGAATATGAACATGGTTGCAAACGAAGCTTTCCTTGACACTGCGTCTGTTCGTTCTTCTGTGGTTTCCCATGCAAAGACATTAGGTTATATTCCTAACTCTGTAAGAGCTCCTATCGCAAATGTAAATGTAACTTTAAATAATATTGGTTCATTGACTTCTGCAACTATTCCAGTAGGAACAGTTTTTACTACAGTTATTGATGATATTAATTATCAGTTCGTAACAGTTTCGGAACATACTGCACAAACAGTAAATGGTGTATTAACATTTTCTAACATTCCTATTCATGAAGGAACATATGTAACTAATCGTTATACAGTAGACACAAAGAATGTTGACCAAAAGTTTTATGTTAATGATGAGAATGGTGATACATCAACTTTACTTGTTGATGTTTTTGATAATGCGTCTTCTTCAATTTCAACAACTTTCACACAGGCATTAGATAATACACAAGTTAAATCTAACTCTAATGTATATTACTTACAAGAAAGTATAGACGGTAAGTTTGAAGTTTATTTTGGTGATGGTATCACTGGTAAAGCATTATCTGATGGGAATATTGTTCGTATGAGATATGTTGTTACAAACAAAACAAAAGCAAACGGTGCAAGTTCTTTTACAACATCTGCGACCATATCCACTATTACTAATATCACAACTGCAACTGTTTCAAATGCATCTGGTGGTGCAGAAAAAGAAAGTATTCAATCAATTAAATTCAACGCACCTCTTGACTACGCAGCTCAAGGTCGTGCAGTCACAGTCAACGACTTCAAAGCAATTGTTCCTAAAGTATATGCCAACTCCAAGTCTGTTCAAGTTTATGGTGGTGAGGATAATGATATTCCAGTTTATGGTCGAGTTTATATTTCTATTGTACCAACATCTGGTTCTATCACTGCATCTGCAAAAAATCAAATTGTAAAAGATTTAAAAGAAACTTATAGTATTGCATCTGTCACTCCAACAATTGTTGACCCAGAATATACAAAGTTAAGATTGGGAATAGTTTTTACTTATAACTCTAAGAATACAATTAAAGCAAAAGAAACTTTAGAATCAAATGTTCTAACAACAGTTACAAACTTCAATACAAATAACTTAACTAATTTTGATAGTGCATTTAGACACTCTGCATTTACAAGATTAATTGATGAAACTGATGATGCAATCACATCTAATATTACAACAGTCAAGTTGAGTAAAGATTTTACTCCAACCATAAACACTGGAACAAAATATACTATTCCATTTAGTAATGCATTATATAATCCACATTCTGGCCATGACATGGAAGCTGGTGGTATTCTTTCATCTTCTGGTTTCAAAGTTGCTGGTAATACAAATGAAATGTTTTTAAATGATGATGGCAAGGGCAATGTAAGAATGTATTATGTTGCAGATGGTACAACAAACACTTATGAAGATAATACTGCTGGAACTATTGACTATGCAAATGGTCAAATCGTTTTAACTTCTCTCAACATTACTGAAGTTTCTAATGTAGATGGTGCATCTTCAAATAATATTAGATTAATAGTAACTCCAGAGTCAAATGATGTCATTGCAGTGAGAAATCAAGTTTTAGAAATAGATTTAACAAATACAACAATTAACGCAAACGTAGATACAATCGCAACTGGTAGTGCAAGTGCTGGTGTGGGTGTTGCAACCACAAGTTCATATAGTGGTTCATCATCTTCAGCATCAAGTTCTTCAACTAGTTCAACAAGTTCAAGTTCGTCAAGTAGCTCTAGTGGATACTAGTTATGGCCAATAATGATAATGTTTTAAAAAACAAAGTATCAAATCATATACAACATCAACTGCCTGAATTTATTCAAGCAGACCATCCAGTTTTTTCTCAGTTTGTAAAATTCTATTATCAATTTCTAGAAAGTGCAGAGATTACTTTTAGTGAAGTTAATAATTATGTTAGAGAAGAAACTACATCTGTAAATTTTATTTTAGATGAGAATGGTGACCAGATTGTTTTAGAAGATTCTGATGTTAAGTTTGAAGTTGGAGAAACAATTACTGGTCAAACCTCTGGTGCGACTGCAAAGGTCTTAGTTGATGATGTTGATAATAATAAAAGATTATTCGTAACATCCCAAACTCGTTTCATAATTGGCGAGATTGTATCTGGTTCATCTTCTAATTCCTCTGGTACTTTACAAACATATAGACCAAATCCAGTTTCTAGTATTCAACAACTTCTTAATTATTCAAATGTTGATGCAACCTTATATACATTCTTAGATAAATTTAGAGATTCTTTTCTTGAAGGTATTGTAGATAATGTTGACGCTGGAGTTGATAAAAGAAAACTTATAAAAAATATTCGTGACCTTTATCTTTCAAAGGGTACAAAGAAAGGTCATGAGTTATTCTTTAGACTTCTTTTAAATCAAGAACCAAGGATATCTTATCCTACTGATAATATGATTCGTGTGTCTGATGGTAAATGGACTACACGGAATATTATGAGAGTTAATTTAGTTAATGGTGTTCCATCTGAACTTATTGGTCAAACTGTATCTGGAGATACATCTGGCGCAACTGGGATTGTTGTATCATCTATTACATTCAGAGAAGCTCAAACGGACATTATTGAATTTGAATTGGATGCTGAAACACTCAGTGGAACTTTTGTTCAAGGAGAAACAGTAAGAGGTATTTCTACTGTTACAGACCAAGACGTTACCTTTACACCATACAGTATTGTCACTGGAAGTTCAATAACTAGTAATGGTGCGTACTACACCGCTGACCAGACTGTCAACTTATCTGCAACTGGTAGTCAAAGTGCGACTGCAAAAGTTCAGACTGTTACAGTTGGTCAAGTTGATGAGATAATTGTTGATGATGCTGGTACTGGATATCAAGTGGGTGATAATATAGTTCTAGATAATTCTGGAACTGATGGTTCTGGTGCAGTTGCACAAGTATCAGTTGTTGGTGGTGCAATCGCCCCAGAAGCAGGAGATGTTGCAGCTTACGGAATGAGTGCGACTGACCATATCACATTAGAAGAAACGAGTCAATCATTTTATAATGACACATATGAAGGAACAAAGATTGTTCTGGAAACAGGCACATTTGCAAACCTCAGTGTCGCATCACAATCAAATGAGATTACGGATGTACGAATAGTTGCAAGAGGAAATGGTTATGCAAAACTTCCGACTGTTTCAAGTATTACATCTGTAAGTGGGTCAAGTGCAAAACTGATAACTGCGTCTAACTCTGGTGTTGGTGGTGTTGGTTCTTTTGAATTTACCAACCAAGGATTTAATTATAACTCTGCACCCTCTCTAATCCCATTTCGTCACGCAGTATTAAAAGATATTACTGGAACATTTGTTTCTGGTTCTGCACTAACTTCACATAGTGGAACGGTTACTGCATTTGATAGTGCAAGACAATTGATATCAATGAATACAACTGCAAATTTAGCCGTGGGTAATACTGTGACAACTGGTGGTGCATCTGGTGTTATCGCAAATATTGGTATTGCATCTGGTACTGCAACTGTAGGAACTATAGGTTCAACAGCTGGTGAATTCTTTGGTGCAGATGGTAAAATTTCAGAAGATGTTATGAGAGTTCAAGATAGTTTCTACTATCAAGATTATTCATATGTTGTTCGTGTTGGTCAATCTATTAATGAATGGAGAGATGCAATCAAGTCAACCGTCCACCCTGCTGGTTGGAATGTGTTTGGTGAAGTTGAAGTTGTGGGCCGTGCGACTGCAAAGATATCTGCACAGACACTAGAGTCATTTACTCCAGAACTTGCATCTACATTGAGAACACTATTTGTTGCAGTATTTGGTAGACGATTGGGTACAGTTGATGATGGAACTTCTTTACGAGTATCACCAGCATCAGATGTTGAAAGTCATACAGATTTAACAAGTTCAACAAGAGATATAACTCTATCTAGAATAAACAATGTAATTGTGGGTGTTGCAAGAAGTCCAAGAGCACAAGGCCCAACCCTAGACCTTCTTCCTAGATATGCATTTGGTATCGGCCCAAACACTACAGAAGCAATACCAAACTATCCAAGCCTTACAAGGACAACAAATCTAGATGGTATTAATGACCAATCATTTACTATAGACCAATTTAGAAATATTCGTATTGACCAAGTAGATGATGGAACTTTC